GTACTGTTGACATTTCATTGCTTACAAGTGAACAAAATATTATTAGATCCGGACAAGTCAGGTCAACAAGTGATCAAGCTGATTTTATAAGAGCAGACGGGGCAACGAATGAAGCTACTATCGAAGCGGCAAGTACTGATTTAGTATATATTGTCAATGGTAGTACCATAATTCTTGCAGCAGATATTGTTTTGACATCTTTAACCGTTGCAGCAAGTGGTGCAACAGAGGAATGTTTAATTAACGATGCTGGCTTAACAGATCAAGAAGAAACTAAGTTTTTGGGTGGTGAAGATGATACAATACCAGTCGATACTATGGGAGCTAGCATCACTGCTAAAGTCGGACAAGTTGTATGTTTACAAAAAGGAAGCGAATTAATGCTTGCCTTTGTAAAAAGCACTACCGAATTAACCAATGTAAAAAGAGGATATTTCTTTGATTCTTCCGGTGATCCCATCATTAGGGAAACGTTGGCCAACAATGATGTTCTTACTCTAATGTCTTTAGGTTATGTATTCTTAGACAAGAATACTGTAGATTTTGAAGTTTCTTTTCTTGTTCCTATTTATAGTTTTGATACTCCTGGAAGTCCTGCTACAGGTCAATATTGGTTTGATTTAACCAATGAACAATGGAAAAGATTTGATAGTTCAGTATTCATAGTTAGTGATCGTATTCTAATAGGCTTAGTAGTAATTGATACCGCCAACGCAATAGGGAGTCGATCTTTAGATTTTGATTTAAGTTATAGTGATTTAAATTCTCTTTCCTATGAGGAATTTAGCGATACAACAATCATTTCAAAAAATATAGATAATTCTATTTCTGTAAATGCCAACACTTTGAAAACTAGAGAAAATAGAATTATTTTTGATATAACAACCGATTTAGCTTCCGGTGTTTCTGAAGCAGCCGACACAAGATTTTATGCTTATATTTCCCAAGATGGACAGCGTAGGATTGATACAGAGCGGCCTTATGCACTAAATCCTTTTTTAAGGGGTTATTACCATCCTTATCAAAGCTGGCGTTGTGTAGCCTCGTTTAACAATGATAGTGGTTCTGATGTTGAGAGTGTTACTGATATTGTTGATTTGATTGATCCTAAATTTACAGGACGTTTAAAAAGCGTTCAAACTTTTACTTCTTCAGGAACTTGGACAAAACCAACTGGGGTTAATAGTGTCATAGTCAAAGCTATTGGTGGTGGTGGTGGTGGTGGTGGTAGTACCGCTGGTATCTCAGCCGGTAATGGCGGTACTTCTTCTTTTGGGTCACATGTTATTGCTGTTGGTGGTCAAGGTGGTCAAGGTGTTGTAGCTACAAGGTCTGGTGGCCTAGGAGGGTTTGCCAGTTCTTCTACAGGAGATATTACCATCGATGGTGGTGGTGGTGGTGGTGGGTCAACTGCTGGTAATGTTTCTTCCGGTATTGGTAGCAATTCATATTTTGGTGGTGGTACCAGGGGAGTATCTTTAAACACTGACAGTTTTGGTGAGGACGCTACCGATGGCGGTGGCGGTGGCGGTAGTGGTGGTTTTGATTTTAATAGTGAGAGTGGTTCTGGTGGTGGTAGTGGTGCTTATGCTGAATCATTTATTACTTCTGGTTTGGGTGCGACTGAAACAATAACAATAGGTGCTGGAGGTACTGGCAGCACTAGTGGGTTTGATGGTGGTGATGGTGGTAATGGTTTGATTATTGTTTATGAATATAGTTAATAAGAAAATTAAGCAGTAATTTAGAAAGTTAGAAATGAATTATCATATCAATCTCTAATGATGTTTTACCTGTTATTTCATCAACAAAAATAATATCAGGCTTTATCTTAAAGAAAGAATGAACAATTTTAGTTCTTAATGTTATTCTTTCGGAAAGGAGTGGGTCATAATACATTTTAGGCATTCTAATAGAAAAGCCAATACCTAAATTAAAACCAAATTTATTTATTTTATCCATTCCATGATAATAGCTATAGTTATCATTATCAATATTATATTCAGTTATATTTTCAGTAAATTTAAAATTATAATAACTTACACCAACAATCCCTATTAGATTAAATCTATCTTTTAAATTATAGGTATGGATGGTATTAAAAGATAAAACTTTACTTTTTAGATAAGATTGATTTTCACCAAATAATAAGAAATTTTCTTGTGAGTCTTGATAATAACTAGTTGCAGAAGATAAATCGTTATAATCTTGGTAATAGCTGGCTTCAATAGATAATTTATATGGATTGATTTTATTTTCTCCAAATTCATACCCAGCAAAACCGACTATATTAGTAGCTTTGTTCATATTAGTAGATGATCCAGTATAAGCAGAAGAATTCATATTTGATTCTAAGTGGATGTCTTGCTGTTGACCACTTATCCCCACATAAAACGGAGTCGCAAAAGAATCAAAAGAATAAAGGTTAATAAGTGTTATTATTATAATTGCATTCTTATTTTTATAGTTCATAATATTTACCGTTATGATTAAAGTTAAAAAAAGTAGCCTCGACTTCACGGTCGGGTTTTTTTATTGTTTTATGTCACTATCCTCCTCTTTAATAAATCTACCCATTTTATAAATCCTGTTATAAATGGAATCCGATTACAGCCGGACATTTCGCCACAGAAACCAATCTTAAGCGGATTTGTCCAAAAAGATATTGCTTCTCTATCAGAAAAATAACTGCCAGATATTCTTAAAAAGATACCATGTTCACTGTATCTAGTCCTTTGTATTATTGGCTTTACTTTAAGCTCTGTAATCATACGGTAACTAGTATCGTCTAAAAGCTTGTCTATCTCAATTTGAATCAATAATTGTAACTCTTCAAAAGCCTTCATTTCTAAATTAGAAAAGTTTATCCCTGATTCTCTAAAATATATTCTTGCTAATTCATTAGTACTATTCAAATGCGAATGGTCTAATATTTCTTTTCTTTTGTCTTTCATGATATTTTCTGAGTTAAAGTTAAAAAAAAGTTAAATAATTGGTATTTCTAATTCAAAATCCGGTTAATCTCATCTTTCCTATAATACCAGCCTTTACCCTCTCTTGTTCTACAATTCCAAATTTTGGATAGCTTATTATTAGATAGCTTTGCAAAAAGTTCTTTATCATTTTTTAATCGTGCGTAACCTTTTGCATTTTGATTATCGCCAAGAGCCTTTAATAAGGTTCTAGCACTGCCATAATTAGGCGTTAGTTCCGCCACTTCATGTGTTGTATAATATTTAGTCATTTTCCTCTTCCTCTAAAATATCATTTACTTTAATCATTTCTTTTAAAATTCCGATTCCTTCGATTCCTCCGCTTCTCTCTATTGCTGCAAAAATAGTCTCACCTTTTTCTAGTTTGGTGATTCCTCTTAATTCTAATAATTTAATATATTGTAATTTATTCATTTTTTATTTTAATTAAGTTAATAAAAGCCTTCTTACCTATTGTTACCTATTAATACTAATAGTCAAGTATTATTTTCAAATTTTTTTATAAACTTGTAAAATATATCTTATTGGCTTTAAATTAGTTTAAAAATATTAAAATATTTTATGCCGGAATTAATTAGACCCTTAATAACAACGCATCCCTTAACATTACAAGCTACGGGTGATATTACGCTGACAAAGCATTTTGACCGCATAGAGATTGACGGCTCGACTGGTGATGTGACAATCACACTTCCTGACAATACAAGTCCGTTCAAAGGAAGAAACGCAATGGAATTTATAAGAGTAGATGATTTTACAAATATAAATTTTATTGTTAAAATCGTTGCTCAAACTCCCTCTAATCTAGCTGAAAATGGTAATGAAATAATATTAGATATAGAATTGAGTGTTCAAATTTATTTTAGTTCTTTTGATGATAAATACAGATCGATCAATGGGTTTTCAGAAAAGAGAATACAAGAACTACTACCCAGAAGTACTTGTAGTTACGTTTCGGGGTATACCACGCAGGCTAACTATATGTCAATTAATACAACTGCACAAGCTCATCACACTGTAGATATAAATCAAAGCGGAACTGGCTGGATACTTGACAGAACAACCGAGAAGTTTGCTTCAAGGCCATCTAAGGTGGCATGGAATGAGGCAGATACTAAAGCATTAGATACAACGCCGCCTAATCAAAGCGGTTCATTTATGATATTCTTAGATAGTGCTGGAACAGTTTTTACAGAAAATGTCAATAACCAGCTTACCTTAAGAAGTAATACGGCTGGCCGTAACTCAAATACTGAATTACTGATGGGTGGATTTATCAGAAATGCGGGAATTATTCAAATAGTACTTGCTGGCGGAGGTGAGAAAGTTAATACCGCTATTAGAGTTGATGATATAATTGATGCATTAGGTACAGTCAATCATTCACTGAATCCTGGCACAATTGCTTTTAATGGAGCCAATCTTAATCTTGATATGAATACAGGTCAAGCATTAGTAAGAGCTACAGGATTCCTGGGAACTTTAGGCGGGCTTGCGCCAGATGTAGAAGAATTATTAACCCCAGTTTCTCAGGCAATTATCTTCCAGTTTAGCAGAGATAATATTTTACAATCAGTCACGGTGCCAGGAACAATGAATGTTACACAATATGAAGATCCCAACAATCCTGGCACATTTATAACAATGACAAATGATAATAGAACAAAGATTAACTTTTATAAAGCATCATTAAGTCAACAGATTATCATAGAAATTCTTGGCCAAGCAGAGTATCTTTCATTACAAGCTGCTATAGATTCTAATGAGGAAGCACAATTTCCCGCAGCAGTTGACCAAGCAATTACTGTGCAAAAAATCGCTATTCTTAGAAATGAAACAGACCCTTCGGCTAATGCAGTATTAATCAGTGCTGAAAGAATTGATTTATTTATTTAAATAAGATATTATGACAAAGAATAAAAATATAACAACAATAGTAACAGTAAAATTAACAGAGTTTTATATTGAAACAATAAAGAAATTAGCTGCCATCTTCAAAGGAGAAGGAGGATTTTCCACTATAACTGGTACAGATATGTTTTGTTACTATGATAGAACTAATCTATTAGTCAATAATACCGGTTATCAGGATAAAGATATTGCAGCAGATCATGAAAATGTCCCTTTATACAAAACGAAAACTGATTCACTAAAAAGAGATACTATTGACTTAACAAATATAAATAGTACTGTGAGTGTTGATTTTTACTGTTTAAAAGACGAAACTTCTACTGTTGATATGCCTAGTGAAATTGCAGACAGTTTAATAAAAGAAGAGACTAGATATTATACAAAACCTGTACTAGATGAAAATGGTGAACAAATGTTAGACGAGGACGGAAATGTCATTGAAGAAATAGACTACGATCAGCCTTATCAGGCTCAAATTGGTATTGTAGAAATAGTTTAAATAATAAATTATGTATATACTATTTTATAGACAAAAATTTAAGCTTAAAAACTTGTTTACCATACGTTTTTGGCTTCGTTTTATCACAAAGAAGGCAAGTCAATCAGACTGGCATCATGTTGATCATACATTGCCCTATATAGCAGGCTACTCATTTTTCAATAAAAAGGGCATGATAAGTCAGGCTCACAGTCCGATTTATCGTCATGTTTTTTGGTTGGATTATTTTAAGGAAATGGGCAGTGTAGATGTTTATGCCCGCAAAGTAATAAAAAAAGTTGATTTAGATAAATTAAAGAAGAATGAAAAGTATTTAGTTGGTAAAAAATACGATGCTTCGGGGGCGGCTTCTTCTGAGGGTCACGGAATAATTAAAAAAGAAACCAATGATGATAAAATATTTTGCAGTGAAGGCGAGGTAATATGGCTAAGGGGTCAAGGTTGGATAAATGAGCCAAAAAATACAAACAGTAGAAGCCCTCAAGAGCTTGACGAGCTTATAATTGATAGAAAGATTGTTAAAAATATATTAATTAAAGTATGGGACTCTAAGGAACAGAAAATCATAAATAATATTTTTAGATGATTTATCTTAATGCTGACGAATTGTCTACAATATTATGTTTTACAATTCCTATTTTAAGCATATTATTTATTTTTATATATAAGTCTGTAAATAAAGAGTTAATGGTCTTGCTCGATAAGATTATTAGATTAAGAAAAGACCTTATAAAAGAAATAGACAAAAATAAAGGGTTTAGACATTCTCATTACCAAATTGATAAAACGATTGCTGGATATATGGAGTCTATTAAAGACGATATTAAAGACGAAGATATAAAGATTAATAATAATTGTGAAAAAATGACGATAAGAATACGAGAGTTAGAAGTTCAAGTGGCATCTTTGACAGAAAAGATAAATAAGATATGTTAAGTTACATAAAAGATATTCTGCAAATATTTGAATATTTATATAAACTATCAATAAGGCTTCATTTACATAGATTAACCCTTATAATATTCATCGCAATTGGTGTAAATATCTATTTCTATTTCTTTGTATATCAGAAAGATAGTAAGACTGAATATGTCAGGACAGTGGAAGAAACTGAAATAATCAAAGAAATTGATAAAGCTTTAAATGATTGTGGAGATTACAGTTTTGGGACATGGTCAGTGCTGAATCCTAATTATAGTATTAATAAAACAGGACAAAAAGGCCGTTACTTGATATTTAAAATTGCAAGATCGTGTCAAAAAGAGAGAACAAAATCAAAGAAATTATCCAAGAATAACAAATCTTGTATTATTGATATTTTAGAAGACAACCCAGCAATTTATAAAGAAGAACACCTTATTCAAAAAAAGACTTTAAAATTTATTGATGATGACTATACCATGGTAGATGGAAGGGTCTTTACAGAATTATCTCCGATGTGTTTTATTCTTATTAAAGAAGATGGAATAAATGAAACTGCTGATGCTATGGAAATAAAATATAATGCCCCTGACTTTTATAACATAATCCAAGATATGAATTTAGCAGTTCACCATGTATGTGTAATTAAGGTTAAAGATCGAAATAATAATACTGTTCATATATTTACTATCTCGTTTGTTGCAATTTCTGAAAAAAGCTGCAGCATAAGCAAGAACCGGAAGCAAATTGGCGATTATTTAATCTCTATTGCAAATCTATCAAAGAAAATGCTAAAATAAAATCTTATGAAATATTTAATTATATTAATATTATTACTTCTCTTCTCCTCACCTGCTAGAGCTGGTTTTCATGTTGGCACATCTCTAACCGTTCTAGGTGCTGACGACATAACGCCTTCTTACAATATAGGTTATTCTAAGTCCTTTAAAAGTGCTAACTCTGGGAGTAAAACTATAATTGATGCAGTCTTAGATGATTTAGTCCTTGATTTTACAACAAACGCTTTCTATCCAACTGAAAGTGAATTTAATAAAAAAGGCTTCGGTGTTAAAAGCAAAGTTACCTATGGAGCTTTCTTTGTTGGTAAGAAGTTCAACAGATGTATACCCTCATTATTCGCCGCCTTAGTTAAAGTTGACAATAAGATTTATTATGGTGATATTAATATAGATAATTATGACAATAAAGCTGTGGTATTTGGCGGTAATGTAACATATTTTGTTACTGAGAATATTGCAGGTTCTGCATTTGTATTATTGCCTAATACTAATATTGATTCAAAATATAGTGTTGGACTTGGGGTTAATTGGTATTTTTAATATTATAAAGATTATATCAATAAATGAAAAAATATTCAGAATTACACTTTATTTGCGGCTTTTGTTCTGGAGCTATTTTTATAAGCGCAGTTTTTAGAATTGCTGCTTATTATGGTTTGTGCAATATAGTTTCATAAATGAAAGTTAAAATAATCAGATTCACAAACGGTTATAAAGCCACTTTAGGTGAACTGTATATCAATGATGAATTCTTTTGTTATACCCTAGAAAGAGAGTGGCTTGATAATCAAAGACGTATATCTTGTATACCGCCAGGAAAATATAGCTGTGAGCCCTATTCAAGCAAGAAATATCCTAGTGTTACCGAAATTACTAATGTACCGCATCGAGATAAAATATTAATTCATGCAGGTAATTATTACTGGGATATAAAAGGTTGTATTTTATTGGGTGACAGATATGTTACATTGGCAATAGCTACGGAAAAAAGAACAGGTGCAGTGTATAATAGTAAAAAGACTTTAAACAAATTTTTTGATAAAGTCGGAAGAGAATTTGAATTAGAAATTATTGATAATATTAACCCTAAACCAAAAAAGAAAATGGCACTTCCCTTATTATTCCTAGCTACTCCCTTCATTAAGAAATTAGCTATTAAAGGCTTTGAAAAACTTAAAGGCAAAGCCTTAGATAAAGTTAAAGAAACAGTCGTTAAGAAGATACTAGAAAAGACAGGTATTGATCTTGGTGACCATCTGAGTGATGGAGAGAAGCAAAAAAAGATAGAATCGGCAGTAAATAATTTGACACCTGAGCAGCTTTTAGAACTAAAAAAAGAAATAATAGAATCTGAAAGTGAATTATTAAAAGCTGAATTAGAAAATCAGACAGAACAAATGGCTATAGTTAATCGAACAATGAAAGCAGAACTAAAAGCTGACGATTCATGGCAAAGACGCTGGCGACCTGTGAATGGTTTTTGTTTTGCTATAACTCTAAGTATTATTCTTATTTCATTTGTTGGTCTAGGTTTCTTCTCAGTATATACCGGAAGTTCCGATATGGTTGAAATGATAAGTAAATTGATTTTTAGTTTCTCGCCTCTTATAGGTGTGTGGAGTGCCGTTTTGGGTGTTTCTTCTTATACCAGGGGTAAAGAAAAGTTGGAAAAGCTAAAGAAATTCTAGTCATCATTTAATTCAAATATTAAATCTAATAATTCGTATGTTAACTTATTATAGTATTTCACAGGCTGATTAGAGACATTTCGGAATTCCCGAAAAGTGTCCTCCTTATTCAACTTCTTTACCAGTTAGTTTGTGAATAATTTTAATTTTCATAGCCTAATAGTTTTGAGATTAATAAAATTACTTTTGGTTCTTGTTGGTCTAGTTCTTTGGTTAGATTCCATTCATAAGTTTGTCATTATCTATAATCAATATAAATCTACCCTATAATCAATATAAATCTACCCTTTCCGTATGTTAAACCATCAAAAAGGCCATCAAAGCGTTTTAGCGGGTCGGTTTTGTCTTTATCGTAATCCCCACCAAGATGATCCTCTTCAGTGGATACGTTAATTTCAACAAATCCACCACCATAAAGAAAATCATTCCCAATCTCCAAAAACCTCAAGAATTTTCCGTCTTTGTATTCTGCTAGTCTTAAATTAATCATTTTGTTTTAAGTTAAAGTTAATAAAAGTTTATTTGTCATAATGTAAATATCCTGCTCTTGTTGCAATTCCTCTCCCACTATTAGAATAGTCAACAAATATATATTCATCATTAAAAGATGTTATTCTTCCATATTCAGGCTCTTTTTTAGTTTCCGGCGGATGAATAAATATAACTTTTCTTCCTAAATCCTTTTCAGTTATTTCTTCGTGTTTCATAATTCAATTTTATTAAAGTTAATATTAAGCTCATCAGGACATCAAATTTTCTTAAATAAGGCAAAGTACCTTATTTACATTCTCACCCATTTCTCGTCCACTATATTACTCAAGATAATGATTTAAAACTCCTCTTTAATCCCTCAATTACATTTTTAAGACAATATCTCATTTCTCTTTTGCTCTCTTTACCAGTGCATCAATATCCTGTTTTCTTAACAAATCAAGACTCACAAAGCCTTTTTCCAGGGTCTTTTCTCTAAATTCATTCGAGTTGTAATAACTTTTATCAACCATATCACAAGGCAGACTAACAGGGATTTTATTCAAAATAACAAACTGCTTTCTAAAAATTTCAACTACGTAAGCGGTAAGACTATTAGGGGTATAAGTGTAATCTTCCCTGATCTTATCCCAGCATTTCATTGCTTTAAATTTATCAATCATTGGGGAGTTTTCAAAGTCTTTGACTAAATCAAGAATATGCTTATCAAGTTTGGTAATGAACCTGTCACCGACTTTCACAACAGTTAACCAGTCACCGGAATTATTGCTAGTTGAGGTCATCATCTCAGCGTATTTTATGGCCTCCGCCCACTTTGTAGAGTTCGGAAAATAAGACGAATTGTGATTCTCGAATAGCCATCCATAGGCTGTGTCCATAACTTCCTTGGGTTTGTATCTGAACAATTTTAGTATTTCTTTAGCAAAGAATCCATCGGGATCGGGTGCTTTGAGTGACCAAGTATCTAACGCATTTTTCAAAAGGTCTTGAGAGTTTTCTAAATTTACTTTTTCTTTGTAATCGCTGGAATAGGCTATATTTTTCATAGTTTTATTTTAATCAAGTTGAGAATAAGACGTAAATATTTTTGGTTTTTTAGACTTGGTTGTTGAAGCTTCAACAGTTACATCGTCATAATCATCTAAAAATCGCTCTTGGTTAAGGAATGTAGAGACTGCGCAAGTGATAGTGTTTGTACTCTGGCAACTGGCTATATAGGCCTTTAAACCTTGATTAACGATTTCAAAGTTATGTGATTTGATTGTTTTGTCATAAGCTATCTTTGCTTTCTGTTTACTTCCTTTGGGCGTTACCTCGCCTTTGATAGTTCTTACAGGTGTATATAATTGCCAAAATTCTTCAAAGAGTTTTGGTTTTTTTGCCTCACTACTTTTATCTTTTAAAGAAGAAGAGTTATTATTATTATTATTATTATTAACATTATTATTAGTATTACTAGTACTAGTATATACGTTCGTAGATACGTTCGTATTATTTTTTTTCCATCTGTTAAGTACCGATTTTCTTGCTCTCTTAGAGTTTTTAATAATTAAATTTACTTCTTTTTGATGTTGTTTTGAGTAATAAAATTTACCTTTTTTTTCGCAGTTTTTTTCAATAAAATTCACAAAAATTTCTTGTTTTTCGAACACTCTGCAAAATTGACATAGTTTATTAGTTGGTATTTTACCTTTGTGATAGATATATGCCGCTTTAAACACTATTGCAAAGCCTATTTCCTGCATATTTAAGTCTAATTGCATATCCAGTATTTCTTTTAAGGTCTGAGAATAATAAAAGATATGGTTTGAATCTGTTTTTTTCTTACTCATCTCCGACCTCCCTATTCCAAACTTCATCTAAGATTGAAAGAAAAGTTAATGCTCGCATTCTTGCTTCAAGGGGTAATTTTCTATATATCTGTAATAATTTTCTTCCTTCTAAAAGGAGTTCAATTTCTTGGGTGAGTTGGTCTTTTGATTTATTCTGATGTGACATACCTTAATAATTAATTATAGAGACGAAAAGGCGGGGACGGCGTCTCTTCCATCCCCTTGTAGATTTGTTGGAAAATCTGCTTCAATATTAAACTATACAACCAAACAATCAACTAATATATTATTTTGAGGCTATTTTTGGGTGTGTTATTTTGTGGCATTATCCTTAAAATGAGAAGAGATTTTATAATTTATATAAGTATCTATAATTTTGCAGGACACTAAATTTGTGCCTACAATAAGCAATAAGAACAATACGGCTAAGCCGAAGGATTTTAAGGATTTTTTATTCATTTTCCACCTCCGGCATAAAGAAATGTTTACCGTCACGCATGATGATTTTAACGTTCTTCGTGCTTAAACCAAAAGTCCCATAGGCAGACCACTCATTATCCTTATATTGGACATAAAAATACCCACCAAGCATTACTTTTCTTCCCTCATCCTTTTTTTTAGGCTCGAAGATTGATTCTGATTCTTTTTTTACATAGATGTTTCTGAAATTTTGACAGTAGCTGTTTATGTCTGTAATCATTATAGGATAATCAAGATCGTTTGCATCGCAATGTTCAAATGGATAAAATCTTTCATCCTCGTTGAGATCATATTCAGACATTTCTTCGTCTGAATTCCTACATTCAAGCTTAACCCCAAACTCTTTCATCATGTAAAGAGCTTTGATTGGATCGGTAAAATATAATCTTTTTGATTTTTGTGTCATTGAAGTACCTTAATTTTATTAATAAAACCCTAAGCACAAGGAAGGGGGTTGGCGCTTAAAACAACCCCCTGTATCAAAATTGCTTATCCATTGGGAGAACGGATTGTGCAATAATGAATGCTAAAAATAATAATTAATTAGATATAATATTCAATATATTATTTTGACAGAGCGTCATCTTTTGATTCAACTCTTTCGTTTTCGATTTTTTCGACCCAAGACTCTTCTTCTAAGTCTTTTAACTCGTCCATTAAATCTGATAAATCTTTTTCCATAATTTTCCTTATTTTTAAGTTGATAAAATTAATAATCCGAATTATGATGCGCCTCAATATGAAGCAATATCATTCTCATTTTCTTCTTTTCAATAAAAGCTTGAGTCACTCTTTCTTTTTCTTGCTTAGATAAAAATCTAGCTCTTTGTTTCTCTTTCTCTAAGCTCTGTAATACTTCTAGTGTGTCCCAACTCTCTTGAGCATTCTTTATAGCTTGCTCATGCTCATTATAAGCTTTGATTAAATCTTCTTTACTTACTTCAAAGGAAGCTTTATTAGCCTGTGGAGTTCCTCTTGATTGTTTATGATACTCTTCAGAAGAAATTCCTAAATTTAGTCCGTATCTTGTAGACATAATATTTCCTATAAATTATTAATAAAATTTGTAAATTAATTTAAGATTACTGTAGTTAAAAAGAACGATATACAGGTTCCAATGGTTATTAATATAATTAATATAGCCAATCTAGGATGTTTCATAATATATTTATTAAAGTTAACTGGCAGGACTCGAACCTGCCCCATAACAAAGTAATTAGTAATCAAATCGCTGTCTATGTTGTCCTTGGAGCATTAAGACTTTGTGACTTGTTGAGTTAAGTATGGCATAGTATCTTAAAGATGTCAACATAAAGCTGGACACTATTTATATTAGTTAAGCTTATTGTTTCAGAATATAACACAATATTTTTAAGCCCTTTGTTTGATTGATGAGTCCAATGGTTAATAAAAAAGTTGACAATTAGATTTTGATGATTTAACCTAGTTATTGGGTTTGAAGTGACCTTTTGCGGATTTAATCACCGCGTGATATTAATATTACTTCCTTAGATATTAATATTATTCTAAGCCGCACCCCTCCGGCTTATCTTAGGTCGCAAGACTAGTAGCGAGAGTTAATAATAAATTCTGGTGATACCAGCTCTAATTATCTTTGACAGGGGGGTCTTAATTAAATATAAACAGAATGACAAACTACGTAGAAAGAATTGAAAAACGCCATCGCATGGTACAAGATTTAAGAATAAAGCTAAAACTCACAACTATGAGTCAAACTGATATCGCATTTAAGAGCGGTATAAGCAGGACTACTTTGTGGAATATTAGCAACCATAGAACTTTGTCCAGTATAAAAGTTATTAACAAGATTGAAGAGGTATTATTAAATGATTAACACAAAACAAGAACGAGAAGAGCAAATAATAAGAGAGACAGAAGAAAATATCAGACATAATGAGGCTTTAGATGACTTAATATTAGCAATGCAAAATGAGGGGGAAGAAAAGCCGTGGGGTGACTTTACAGAAAGCCATGAGTCGTCATTTAATTTTATAGGAAAATTAGCAATTAGAGCTATTGCCAAAGGCAAAATATCCCATGTTTCAATAAAATATTAATGAAAATGGAAAAAAAATATAAAAGCACAAAATTAAAAGATGTTAAAATTGTCTCAGATATGGGGATCAGTATAGAAATTTCACCAAAAGACTATAAAGATTTATTAATTTCTAGCAATCGCCTTAATGCTTTAGAGGTAGGGGGAGTTGATAATTGGGATTGGTATAGTGAGTCATTAAACGATGTAGATTATGATGAGAAAGCTAAAGAAATAATAGCTGAAAAATTTAAGGAAAAAATTAATGATAAATTAAATGAAAAGAAAATAATGCAGAAACAAGACGCAATAAATAAAATAATACAGAATCTTCTTGATCTATTAGTCGAAGCTAAAGAAGCCCATCATAAACTTGAGGAGAAAGTAGTAGAGCTAGAGTGGGAAATTAGTTGTTTGAAGAAGTAGCCAACCTGGCTAAAGATGAAGGTAGGAGCCAGTCCAGTGCATGACGGACTCGGGTGTATAGGAATACTAGTCACAATCTTATACGTGGTGACCGAAAAAAAGACAATGTTGACAGCCTGGAAAGACAGGCATTTATGGCACTAAACGCATTGCCACCTTAGGCTAAATAACTTATAAAGAAGACATGAAGACATTACAAAGATTTAAAAAGATTAAGAATGAAGTAAAACTAAAAAATAGTCTAATAAAAGACTATCTAGCAAGAATAAAGGCACTTGAGAAAGAGGCATTAGATCTCAAGGAAGACATAGAAGCTAATACTAAATATTGGAATATTAGGTAATTTATTATAACTTTAATTAAAATTAACATGACAAAAGAATATAAGGAAGGAATCTATTTTAAAATGCCAGAAGAGGAATATCACAATATACCCATGGCTTCAAGATCATTTTTGGAAAACATACTTATTGATCGAGAAGACGGCTGGTATTATTCAGCTTACAATCCAAATAAGCCAGTGCATGAGACAACTCCGGCAATGCAATTAGGCACTGCAATTCATTCTATGCTACTTGAGCCCGATATATTCAAAAAAATATATGTTCAACAACCTAGTTGGGCAGATTATAAAGGCGTTGAAATTCTTAAAGACAATAAAGATTTAAAGGCTTTTTTAAAAAAGCATGGTGAAATAAAATTATCTACTTTGGTGAAAGCAGAGCTTGTTACTATGGCAGAAACTTATTTACATCCCGATACTCAAATAATATGGGATAATGTAATAAGAGATTTTAAGGTAAATGTAGAAAAGTACGATAAAAAAATCTTAAAGCAACATGATATAGAAATACTAGACGGCATTAAAGAAAGCCTAGAGCTTAGACCGAAAATTAAAAAGCTGTTACAGGGAGGTTATCCAGAAGTTGTCATTATATGGGAAGATGAATATACAGGGATTACTTGCAAGGCTCGCTTAGATTATATTAATATTGATTCTATAATTGACTTAAAAAGTTTTAGTTTAAAAAATAAAAAACCTCTTGGAGAATTTCTTGATAAAGAAATATTATATCAAAATTATAACCTGCAATCATCAATATATTTTGATGGCTTAAGATCTGTCATTAAGAAAATTAGAAATAAAGAGGCGGAAGTTTTCGGCAAAATTGATCAAGAATGGTTAAGTAAATTCCTAGAAAATGAAAACAAGAACTATTCTATAGTTTTTTTAAGAACCCAAGCCCCTTACCAGATTTTAGAAAAATCATTAATAACAGCGAAACAAGATTTAAGTAAAAGTTTATGTTTTACGCAAGGAATAGAGCTTTTTAGAAGGGCAGTGCAAGATTTTATTCTTTGCCAAGAAGAATTTAAAGAAAAACGTTGGTTAAATACCGAAACCAAATCACCGAATGATGATATTTTTATGTACCAAGTCCAAGTTTAACTTTAATTTAGCTTAAAAATCATGACCAAGCAAACAGAATTATTAATTCTCGAAGATATTAAACCTTTAGAATTTTTCAAAGGAAATAAAGCTCAATCCTTTTTACAATCTTTGGAAAAGGCAGTTGAACAATTCAAAGCTACTAGAGATGTTTCAACTCCAAAAGGCAGAGCAGAAATAAAATCTTTTGCACATTCTATTGCCAAAAGAAAGAGTCCTATTGAAAAGGCAAAATTAGAATTGACAAGCAAGTTAAGAGAACAGGTTACCAATATCAATGAAGATGAAAAGGTAATCCAAGCTAGAATTAAAGTTTTACAAGATGATGTACGGCAGCCTTTGACTGATTTTGAGGAAAAGGAGAAAGAGAGGATTGAAGAGCGTAGATTGAGGATTGCAAGAATAGAATATTTTCAAGACTTAACTCCTGGTCATGCAGAATTAGAAATAACTGCTGCAATTAAAGATGTTAAAGAATTAAAAGTTTTTGATTGGCAAGAATTCGCAACGAAAGCCGAAGATGTATCAAAAAAAATCTTAGATCATCTCAATAGCACTTTAGCAAAAATTAAAATACATATAGCCGAGAAAGAACAGCTTGAAAAACTTCTTAAAGAAAAAGCAGCAAGAGATCAAAAAGAACGAGAAGAGCAAATAATAAGAGAGACAGAAGAAAATATCAGACGTGTAGAACGTGAGACAGCCGAAAGGATAGCAAGAGAAGTTAAACAAGAGAGATATAGACTAGAAGCAGAAAAGAAAGCGGCAGAAGCGCGAGAACAACAAGCTAAGCTTGAATTAGAAGCGCAAAAAGAAGCCGCAAAACTTAGAGTAGAAGAAAATAAGAGAGCTGTAGAGTTGGCTAAAATTAATGCTGATGTTAGAGCTAGAGAGGCGGAAAGATTGGTAGAGGAGCAGAAAAAACAAGCTAAAATCCAAGCAGATAGAGAAACAGAAGCAGTATTAAAAAAAGAGCGTGAGAAATTTAAGCTTAAAAAAGAGGCTGAAATTGAGGCGGAAAAGGCTCGTGAGGCGGATATTAAGCATAGGACTAAGATTAATAATGAGGCTTTAGATGCCTTAATATTAGCAATGCAAAATGAGGGGGAAGAAAAGCCGTGGGGTGACTTTACAGAAAGCTATGAGTCGTCATTAAATTTTATAGGAAAATTAGCAATTAGAGCTATTGCCAAAGGCAAAATATCCCATGTTTCAATAAAATATTAATGATAAATAAAAAGAAAATTCAAGAAGCCCTTAATTTCTATCAAGAAGAAATTGTAAGTACCGGCAACTATGAACGGTTTAATTATATTCAGCTTGAAAGTATGGAAAATGAAATAACAGAAAGGGCAAAAGAGAAACTTACAGACAATTTAGAAGGTTTTGAGCTACTAGACATCAATTTAAGTGATTCTGATCTTGTAGAGCAGGAAAAGGAGATTGCTAATTATATTGAGAATGAGTTATGACGAACTATAAAATATTTACTTTTGTAAGAAAAGCAGGAAAAACTCCTAAACAGCAAGAGAGGGAAGCCAAACAAGCTATTTCTGCCATTGCAGAAGAGGCTAGGAAGAAAGTTGAAGCTAAAAAAGAAAACCCCCAAAGCGTTCGGGATTTACAATTTAAAGATGATTGAAAAAACTATTGACTATTATAATTAATAGTTATTAAATCTTATTAAGATTTAATTGAAATTAATTAATTATATAACAATGTCAGTATTAAAAAGCATTTACATACCAGAAGATTTACTCAAAAAAGTACAAGGGGAGGCAAAAATTCAGAATAGATCAGCTAGCAATCTTATAGTTCGTATAATTGAAGAACATTATTCAGTTTTGGAATTAAGAAAAAAGGAACAAAAATGAATAAAATTAAGAAATATACATTCACTATTAATTATCACAATGGCAGAAAAGTTATTGAGGAATATGATAACAAAGAGGATAGAGACAAACAGGTTAAGATTGTAGAAGAAGGTTTGAATTATAGACTATTTCTCAATCCTAATAATATTAACCAAAAACTTAATAAAACTTTTGTAACAATAGAAGGATAATTTTCGCAAAATTTAATTAAAAGGTCCATCTTGTGATTATTGTTTTGAGAATAATATTTATAATAGAGCAATTTCATTAAAGGAAAAAAATGATTAAAGAAGCAAAGCGTAAAGCAATCCCATTAATAATATCACTTGCCGGAACTTCCGGAAGTGGTAAGACTTATTCAGCTTTATTGTTGGCTGCCGGTTTAGCCGGTAAAGATGGCAAAGTAGGTTTCCTTGATTCGGAGACAGGAAGGGGTAGTATGTACGCTGATGATAAAGACATTATTGAAGCATTACCAGAAAATAAATATTATATCGACGAACTTAACGCCCCATTTTCACCAGCGCGATATATGGAGAAAATAAACGAGTTTATTAAATTTGGGGTTAATGTTTTGGTGATTGATTCCGTCACGCATGAATATGACGGTCAAGGCGGTATAAGTGATATTGCAGCAAATAATAAGCTTGGAGGTCTTCCAAATTGGGCAATGGCAAAAGGTCAACATAAGCTATTTATGAATATGCTTACTCAATGCCCTATGCACATAATCTTTTGCTTAAGAGCGCAAGAGAAAACTAAACCAGAAAGCTATATAGATGAAAGAACCGGAAAAAAGAAAACAAGATTTGTTGAACTCGGTACACAGCCAATTCAAGAAAAAAACTTCATGTATGAAATGACTTTATCAATGATGTTAGAACATACCGCACCAGGAAAGCCTATTATTACTAAATGCCCTAAACCTTTATTAAATTTATTTACAGGTGATCAAACAATAATCACCAAAGAAGTAGGCGAAAAACTAAAGGCTTGGGCTGACGGTGGGGTTGCAGTTGATATAAGATTAAGGAATCTAAAACGCGATTGTAGAGAGTGGGCTTTACAGGGTAGGGGGAAACTTGATGAGTTCTTTAAAAATCTCAATGTTGATGATAAAAAATTATTAACTGAATTTTCAGAGGATGAATTTAAAGAAGAAGTCAAGTTATTAGCGCAAGATTGTGATAAGGTTCGGGCAGAGATGGAAAAGGATAGTATTATTAATATTAATTAGATTCTTAATAATATTTAATTAGAGTTAGTTAAAATAGAGCCTAACCTTAATTAAAAAAAACATGAAAATTGTCTTAATTATAATAACAATATTTCTTTTCTCTTGTCAGTCACATAAAGAGAAATATATAGGCGAAGGCAAGATCTGTAAAGAAAGTGATTTTCAAATAATCCAAAAAATAACCGATGAATGTATAACAAAAACATTATCGCACACTCACCACAACGGAGATATTTTAAGAATGTGTCGTAATCAAGCTTTGCAGCTTTATTGTGATTAAAGGTGATTAAAGGTATGTAGCTTTATAAATAAACAAAACCCTTGTAAGTTTTAGTTTGCTAATTTAATAAAATTTTATTATCATAATAAAAATCCTTCCCTAATGGGAATTAATGTAACTATACAATACAAATGCAATTAGTATTGCCTTTAGTGCCAGAGTTAGTTAAAAACCTATGTCCTGATTTAATATTAGGTTTCCGACCGACAAATTTGGCGGGTAATGTATTATGGTGTGACGCTGCTGATACTGCTAGTATTATTGACTCTGGCGGAGCAGCGAGTCTATGGAATGATAAAAGCGGTAAGGGTAATAATGCCAGTCAAGGAATAAGTGCTGAACAACCTACAACAAATTCAGTAACCATCGGAGGGAAAAATGCTTTATCTTTTGATGGTGGGGATTATTTAATAATAGGTCAGCCCGCAAATCTAAACTTTATCCCTGGTACTGATGAATTTACATTTTTTAGTGTAATAAATGTAGATACAAGCAATATAGGTACTATTATAGCAAAATCTGGCAACCTTAATAGACAATATCAGTATTTTGTTACAGGCGATACTACGAGGACAAGGATTGGGGGTGTATTGGGAATCTTCCAAACCGTAGTAATGACCGGCTCACCTGTAATAGTAGCTATTGAGGTACGGACCACGGGTGTGGAACTTTTTATCAACGGGGCATCAGATGGAATTGACCCAATAGGAACTGACACAAGTAATGTTGACGTGCTTATAGGTGCTCGTAGAGCAACTGATGCAAATACAGGTTTTGACTTTCCTTTAACAGGAGCAATAGGAGAACTAATCGTATATAATCGTGCTCTAAATAATCAAATGCAGCAAGTTTTTAATTATTTATCTTCTAAGTGGAGCATACCTTTAGCGTAACTGCTTATAGTAGAATGTAATCTATGTTAGTTTGACATTAGAAAATAAATTATCATGACAAATAACGAGAATTTAATAGTTCCTAGCTCGAGTTTAGCTCGAAAAAATGGCTCAAAAGGAGGCCAAAAGAAAGCAGAGAACGCAAAACTAAGACAAAGCTTTAGTGCGTTGGGTAAAGCGATGGTTGACTCACCAATAAAGCCGGAACTTTTTGCAGAAATAAAAGATGAATTTACTAGCTTAGAAGTTAAGGAAATAACCAACAGAGCTTTAATGTTGAAAGCTCAAATATTAAAGGCTGCAATGGGTGATTCTAAAGCCTTTGAAGTGATAAGGGATACCTTAGGAGAAAAGCCAGTTGATAAACAAGATATTGCTCACAGCGGCGTTATGGTGGCTAACTATAGCGTTTCACCTGCAACCAAAGCGGCCTCATTAGAAGCTGATAAAAAGAGGGTAAAAATTGATGAATAAACTACAAACAACAATAGCACAAGGAAGGAGGAGACAAGCAAGTATGATTGCTGAAAAGAAAGCTTTTTTTTGGAATAAATTTTGGATAAAAATTAAATTATGGTTTTTGCCATATACAAATCGACAGTATATAGTTATAGATGGTAAATATATTTTAATTTTTGCTACAAAAAAGATGGGAAATAAAACTTATATTGTATATGACAAAAGGCGATATTATCATCATAGATGATCCAATACCAGATAAACTATTGTTTTTTACCCAAAGAAAAAAACGATATAAAGTTGTTAAGGGAGGACGTGGCAGTGCTAAATCTGAAACCATAGGCCGCTCCCTTATAGATTTAACGTCTAAAAACCCCCTTAAGATCCTTTGTACTCGTGAGTATCAAAACTCAATTAAAGATTCTGTTCACAGCCTACTTAAACGCCTAATAAAACGTCAGAAACTTGATAGTCCAATATTACGTAATCATTTCGTAGTCTTGGAAACTAAAATCTTTAATGCTAATGGTAGCGAGTTTGTATTTTCAGGGTTACAAAATATCGAAAGTCTTAAGTCTATAGATCAGATTGATCTTTGCTGGATTACAGAAGCATCAAGTGTAAATTTGAATAGCTTTAAAAAGCTCACGCCATCAATTAGAAAAGAAGCTTCCGAAATTTGGATTGATTTTAACCCTGACTCAGAAGAAGATCCAGTCTATGCAAGATTTTGTCAATATTTAGATTCCGAAGGAGAAAGGCAAAATCTGCCAAACTCTTATGAGTCTAAAAATGTGATTCTTGAGACGATTAATTGGGATGAAAACCCCAATTTTCCTGATGTATTAGAGATTGAAAGGCAGGAATGTTTAAGAACAATGCCAGATGAGTATGATCATATTTGGGGCGGTGAGCTAAATGTTAAATCAGAAGCCTTGATATTTAAGGGTAAATATGAGGTTAAAGAGTTTGATTATCCTGATATTAACTACGTTGATTATACTAGATATTTTCAGGGTGCTGATTTTGGCTTTGCCAATGATCCGAATACTTTAATTAGAAGTTTTATTAAAACCGAAGGCAGAAAAAGAAATCTTTATATTTGTAATGAAGCTTACGGCCATAAAATAGATACTAACAATTTAAGCAAATTATATGCTGAGATTCCAGACGTTAGAAAATGGGAAACAAAAGGCGATAGTGCAAGGCCGGAAACTATATCCTATTTAGGACAGCCTTACGATAAAGAGAGGGACGAGAAAGGCTTCCTTATGACATCTTGTACAAAATGGCCAGGAAGTGTTGAAGATGGTATATTTTATCTTAAATCCTTTGACAAAATTTTTATTCACCCTCGTTGCCCTGAAACAGCAAAGGAATTTAGGCTTTATGCGTATAAGGTAGATAAAAAAACCGGAGAATTGGCAAAGGCTGCCGGTAAGTATGTTATTTTAGATAAGAATAATCATTGTATTGATGCTGTGCGTTATGGTTTAGATGATTTTATCAAAAATTCTGTAAATGAAGATGTTGTTTATGATGAGGCTGACAATACTAATGACTTAGATTCTAAGTATAACTGGTAAAAAAATGTAGATAATTTAGTTTTTAAATCTAACATGTAATTGTTATTAACAATTTATTTAATTGTGGCCTCTATTTTTGACCTTTTAAAAAGAACTCCCAAAAAAGATGAAAGCGACCATAAAAACTTTACGGCCTCTTCTACTCATGGCACAGAAATATTCTCCGGTGACTTCTTTGAAGAATATTTAACCGAAATATTAGGTAACGAGTGGGCAAAGATTGCTGATCGTATGCGCAGGTCAAGCGATCAAATCGGAATGCTATTGACCCTAGTCAAAAATCCAATCATAGGCGCAACTTGGGACATAGATTTTAAAACAGAGACAGATGAAGAAAAGGAAATAAAAGAATTTATTGAATTTAATTTATTTGAATTAATTAATTTTAATCAGTTTATTGAAGAAGTCTTAACATTTATTGAGTTTGGTCATTCAGTTTTCGAGGTCGTATACAGGCCACAAATCAGACATTTAAGATTCCCTAACACGATTACACTCAAGAAATTTTCTTTTATTGACCCCAAAACTATTGAAGACTGGAACGTCAGAAGAGACGGAGATTTAGAAAGCTTAAGACAATGCGCTGACGGTGATCTAGCTGTTGATGTAACTATTGAAGCAAATAAATTAATGACCTTTGCGATTAATAAAGAAGGTGCAAACTTTGAGGGCAGAAGTTTATTGCGGCCTATTCTTGGCAACTGGAAACGCAAGCAAGAATTTCTTAAACTTAAAGCTATGGGACACGAGCGGTCAACTATGGGTACGCCTATAGGCGTTTTACCGCAAGGAGCTGATAAAGACGAAAAAAGGAAAATATTACAAAAAATATTAGCGGCTTTTATTTCTCATCAAAGAAGCACTGTTGTTGTGCCTCATGGTACAGAAATAAAGAATTTCGAATTGTCTTTTAGTGCTGCTGAGCTTGAAACCGCTATTAAATCAGAGCGTCAAGGTATGTCTCAATCCTTTTTAGCTGGCTTTATGGATTTGGGGCAAAGTTCGAGTACTGGTTCCTTTGCTTTAAGCAATAATCTAATGAATATCTTCTTCGGTTCGATTCAATTATATGCTAATAAAATATCTTACGAATTAAATAAGATTATTAAAACCCTTGTTAAGGTTAATTTTGGAGAACAATTAATTTATCCAAAAATGAAAGCCTCAAACATTACTGATAAAATCGGTAAAGATTTTGTTGAGCAAATTGCCATGTTGACTGACAAAGGTTATCTTGCTCCGAATCCTACAACAAAAGAATTTATTAGGAAGAAATTAGACTTGCCGGAGTCTGATTTAGAAGAGGAAATAATAATTGATCCTCTTGATCCTGCAACACCCCCTGAACCCACGCCACCACGTCCGGCCACCCAGTTGACAACTAATGATAAATCTATAACCTTTGCCACCAAAAACAAAAACGCCGCTGTTAAACTAATTGAAGAAGATAAAAAGGATTTAAAAGAATTAATGCAGACTGAATTAACAGCCAGAAGAGATAAATTACTTGATTCAAGCAAAAAAGTAATGAACTCAAACCAAAGAGGCATAAGAAATAAGGTGCTTGATCAAAGATTACCGGATATCAAAAAATATAAAGATCTGGTCTTTAACTTTTTGGTTGAAACATCAATAAAATCTACCAATCAAGCTAAAAGAGAAGTCGGCTTTAATCAAATAGAGTTTGCAGATAAAGAGGATTTAGCTAAATTGACATCCAAAACTAAGGAACGACTAAACGCAGAAGTAACGTTAATTATAGCAACGCAGGAAGCTGATTTATTAAAGAATTTATATTTTCCATTTAATAATAATTTTGACAATACAGATTCTACTGATAAAGTTTTAGAAGATATGAAGATAAGCTCTGGTCGTTATATTACTGGACAGGCTATTTCAACAGGAGCAGCTAATTTTGTTTCTAATGCTGTTAATAATAGCAGAAATGATATTTATCAAACGCCGGAAGTTTTTGAAGAAATAGAAAGCTTTACGATTGTAAATCCAAGTCCAGTGGCGGCAATATGTGTTGAATTGGCTGGTAGAACTATAACACCGGATCAATATAAAAATGGTATTTTGCCAGCATATCACCACAATTGCAATACTATTGTTGTTGCTAATAAAAAAGGAGCAAAAGGAAATCCTAATATTAACCCTCTCGGTCTTTCATTTACCGGTACTCCGGCGGAAGTCGAGAAAATTATTAAAAGTCAAACTTTATAAGTTATGAGTCAATTTGATATAATTTTAGATACAGTCTATCCTTGTTTAACAGGCAAAAATCGCAATACTGAAACAAGAGCTAATGCAACACCAAGTGTTGAGGTTGTTAGCGGTGCAGTTAATATTTATCTTTCTAATAATAATGTAGGCAATAGCAATAAACCGGCTAATGCCGCAGCAATGACTTTGCTTTCTTCTTCACCGTCAGCCATAGATATACATACTTTAAACGGTTCTGCTAATTGGATTCTGTTTGAAGAAGAAACTGCAACGGCTGTTGTTAAGACTACTAATGTGATTGACTCAGGGGCGATTTAAGCAATTCTTTCACTGTTTTAAATGGCCTTCATAATCTTTAAATTCTTCTAGTAATTCAAGAATCACGTGTTTAGTTAAGATAACATCAACTCGGTGTTCAGCCTGCATACCCCATACATAATTAAATTGTACAGTAATGGGAGTGCTTTTATTGTTATAATCATTAGTAACTTCTATATTATTACACAATTGAGGATTTACTAACATTATAATTATTTAACTTTAGTTATTTTAATAAAATCATTGGGATTATGTTGTTGAAGAGGTTTAGTCTTTAGATAATAATTCTTCAATAGCTTTTATCTTGTCATCACTTACATTATTATATGTGGTTATATCTTCTTTAAGTAAAGCAATATATGCAACAAAACTGACAGCTACAATTAGAAGTATTATAAAATCTAAAAGATTATTGCTGTCAATAAATTTATAATTAAAATAAAAGGCAAATAATAAAAGACCCCAATAAACAATGCTATTAAAAAGGAAATTAAAGAATCCAGTTTTAGGCCTTTTATTAATTTCTATAGTCATATTATCTATCTTGCCCCTGGTGCGTTTGGTATTTCAATTAGAAATTTTTTACTCATATCATCATTAATAAGCTTCCGTATATATTCACTCCTCCCATTTGGAAACTCTTTTTTATCTTTCCTTTTGTCGTCTAAAAGCACCTCGTCAATATAAATGTCATGCTCTTTGCTGATGGTAAAGACTACTCGTCTAAAGTGGTTCATAATAATTAAAAACTCTTATTGCTATAAGTATTGTAGATTAGTCAAAGTAATATATATGTATATATGTATATATAGCACTACTTATCTAATGTCAATCCTTTTTCCTTGTCTTTATTTCTTTCTTATTTTCTTATCTAAAGAAATAGAAATTTTAATTAAAAAAATGTTTTTCAGTTTTCCTATTACTTCAATTAATTTATCTGATGGCGCAGAATTCGCAACCTTAGAGTTATTAAAGGTAGGTGAATTTGATAGTGAAAGCCACGGTAAATTTAGTATAACAACCGAACAATTAATCCAAGCTAAAGAAAATTTTGATAAAAATGTTTTTCGTCTAACAGATCAGGACGGCAAACCACAATTGCCTTTGAATTTTGCACATGATAAAGGAAGGGAAGCGGCAGGATGGATTAAAGAATTAGAATTGAATGACGAAAAGACAGTTTTAATAGGAAAAATCAAATTAACTCCTGTCGGTAGGGAAAAAGTTGAAAATAAAGAATTTGCTTTTGCAAGTGCAGAATTTTCTTTTGAACATCACGACCCCGAGTTAAAAAGAAAAACTAACAATGTCTTAACTGGGGCGGCATTAACCAATATCCCTTTTATGAGGGGTTTAAAATCAATTCAATTAACCGAGTTTAACATGGAAGAAATCTTAAAATTAATAATGACCTTAACCGATGAGGAAAAAGTAATCTTGCTTGAAAAGTTAAAAAGCATGGTCACTCCTGATCCTATTAATAACCCAAATGATCAAAACAGAGTGTTTTCCGATAAAAATAAAGAACCTTCCAAAAAAGTAATTGAATTAACTGAAAAAGTTGAAGAAATTAAAAAAGAGCTGAAATTCACAGAGCTTTTAGCAGAAAACAAGGTTGTTCCTGCTCAAAAAGAAGCTTATCTCAAAGGAGATATTGAAGGAATGATTGATAAAGCCCCTGAGAAATCTTTAAGTTTTAGTCAACAATCTTCTTCAAAAGGTTCTGGCAAAGATGATAATAAAGATAAAAAGGAAAAAATAGACACTAAGGAAAAAGCAGAGGATAAAATTATTGAACTCGCTAATAAAATATGCAAAGAGGATAAATCAATAACTTTCAGCACTGCATCATCTACAGTTTTAAAAGAAAATAAAAACTTAAGTGATTTATACGAAGGAATTAATTTATAATTTTAACTTAAAGAAAAATAAAAATGAGTACAGTATTTAACGCCCCCAGAAATATAGCAAACTTTAAAGCCGGTGCAGATTTAAGCGCAGAAGCTAATCTTAACTTGTCTGTCAAATTTGACGGTAGCGGTGATATAGTCCTGTCTGGTTCTGGTGCTGCCGGAATCGGATTTTTAGTTAATTCTCCTATAGTTGGTGAAAATGCCGAAGTTTCAACGCTTGGTGGTGGTGCTTTAGGTGTTGCAGCCGGAACAATAGCAGCCGGAGACTTTTTAAAATCTGACGCTGCCGGTAAACTGGTTGTTGCCAGCACTGCCAATGATTTAGCAATTGCAAAAGCAATGAAGTCAGCCGTTGCCAATGATGTGTTCGAAATTGAACCAATTTTATTAAGAATTCATGCTTAATTAATAATTAATAATTAAAATTTAAAGTAAAAAGAAAATGACCCAAAATAGAGCAATCGTTGATAAATTACTTACAAATGTAAGTAACCAATATGTCCCAGTAGACTATTTATCAGAAAAAATATTACCTTTAATTACCGTCAAACAAACTTCTGGTAAATTAGCTGGTTATGGTAACGATCATATTAGAATAGGTAAAGATCTATATTTACATTCCGGCGATGGAAAATATCCTAGGGTTAAGGTGAGAAACAGAAACATCACTGAGTGGGTAATTGCCAAACACGCCTTATCCGCCGTAATCCCAGAAGAAGAATTTGACAATGTTGAACAGCCTTTTGATGCAAGGAAAGATACAACAAGTCATGTTACCTCTTTACTTTGGGGAGAGAAAGAATTTGATTTAGCTGATATTATGAGTGATACTTCGGTTATTACTAGTAATGTTACTTTATCTGGGACATCTCAATATACAGATGTTGATAACTCAGACCCTCTTGGTGATTTTAGAAACGCAAGAACTACTATTAGAGGTTTGGTTGGTCAAAAACCTAATATAGCCGTTATGAATGGTCAGGTACAAGATGCCTTAATGATTCACCCTCAAATTTTAGACCGTTTAGGATATAAGCATAATAGAGTTGGTATGGTTACCAATCAAGAACTTACAAAGGTTTTAGATGTTGATGAGGTTTTAGTTAGTGATCTTTTGGGTAATACCGCTAAGGATGGTCAAGCAGATGTTATTGCGCCTATTTGGGGTAATCATATTACTTTTGCCGTAGCTCCTAAAAGTGCTGCTAAAAATCAAATCTCTTTGGGTTATAGACTTCAAAAAAATCAACCTCGCAGAGTTTCAAGATTTAGTCTTGATGATCCTACAGGTGCAGAGCAAATTAATATTGATGATAATTACGATCAATTAATTTCTAATGCAAAAGCAGCTTTTTTAATTAAAGACGCTATTGCTTAATTAAATTAAATTAAATTTGTTATGGTAGAAAATAAAAAGAATGAAGTTAAAACTGAAGCCGAAGAAAAAGAAAATCAAGAGTTGGTTGAATTGACTCTTGAAGAAGCTGAAACAGAAGCTAAGTTAATTAAAAGAAAAGCCGAAGACGAAGCTCAAAAGATCTTATCTGATGCTAAACAAGCAGCGCAAAGCATTCTTGAAAAAGGCGAATCTTTCATTAAAGAGCTAAAGAACGCTAAATATATTGTTGTTAACAATATTAGAGAAGACGGCAAAACTATTAAAAAAGGTACTGCCTATAATGGCAAAAATAGCGTTAATATTACACAGCTTTTAAAATCTGGTGCTATAAAACTTAATAAGTAAACATGACTTATGCCTTACCTGCTGATGTTGCTAACGAATTCAGGAATATCACTTTCGATGGTACTAGCGATATTACAGACGTTAGAGTCCAAGGCTTCCTTGATGAAACCGAAGCAGAAATAAACACCTCCCTAGCCGTAGTCTATATTACGCCTATCACTGGCACGCAAGCCCTATTAGTTGTAAAAAGAATTGAAATTGCTATTGTTGCTGCAAGGGTGGCTGCAATTATTGATCTCAAAAGAAGTCCCTCACAAGACAAAAATATTCAGCAAGAATTTAATAAGGCCGGATTTGCTAGGGCTGCCAGAAAATCTTTAGAAAATCTAAAAAATAGAATTACAACATTAACGGACGCAGAATTATTAAATAGTGATTTTGGTATGAGTTCTGAAACTTTAGATTTACAAGTCGAACCCGTATTTGATAAATGTAAACAACAATGGTAAATGGCAAGTTACACAATAGAAAATCAAGCAGAATTTGAGGATTTATTAAGAAGAATTGCCAAGGTCGGCTCTAATCGTTTCATTATGGGTGAACTGGCTAGAATTGTTAAGAAATTTTCAAGAGCTAATTTTATTTTAAAGGGCAGTGGTCAATATCCGCCATTATCACCAAGATATAAAAAAAGAAAGGCAAGAATTAGACCATCTGCTCCTATTTTAGTATTTAATGGAGATTTAAGAGACTCTATAATAGGAAAGACTTCTGATTCGATACTAAAGATAACAAAAAACGTTGCTATTGTTGGAACAAAAGTTGCTCATGGGAAGATACACGATGAAGGCTTTTCTGGGGCAGTTACAAGAAAAACTAAAAGTGGAAAGAGTGTATCATATCAACTAAATATTCCGCAAAGGCGGCCGTTATTCATAACTACTAAAATGGTTGAGCAAATGATAAAAACTTATGAGGCCAATATTAACAAAGGATTAAGAGCATTGTAATTATGGGAAAAAATGATATTGAAAAAGTAGAACAAGTAATTTTGGGAATTGTACAATCTAATCTTGCTGCCAAAGTGGTAGAAATTAATACGGATAAAGGTGATACATTATTAACAGATATAGCTAGCGATAAGTATTTTAGTGATTTTTATCAAAAAGAATCAACAGGTTCTAAATTTATATTCTTTGGAATAGAACAGCCGGAAGCTCAAAGTATAGGAGTTGACTCAGCGGAAACTTGGACAATATTTTATAAAATTTTTATTGAGCAGCAAAATAATTTATCAACAATAAGGAGTTCTGTTCTTAGATATACTAGGGCGTTGAAAGAAATTATTAATGAAAATTCTAGCTTAATTGCCCGTCATTGTTCTAAAGGTGAAATTTCAAACTTGACACCGGAAAATGTAGAAGATATAAATAATAATACCCCTTTCAAGATGGGCGGCATTGAATTTAAAGTAACCTTGAGTTAATTATGAATATTAAAAGTGGTGTTGTAGACTTAAATAAGTTTAAGCAAATGATAAAAGAAAAAAACGATAACGAATTAAAATTTATTGAAGCTTGTAAAGCTGATAAAATTAATGATATAAAAGAAATGCTAGATAATAAAAATATACAGTCATTTTTATTAGATCAAAAAGATATGGTGACTTGGTGTTCAAATTGGAATGCGTTTAAAGTTATGAAATTCCTTTTAGGAAAAGGTCAAAGAGTAGGTAGGGATCATAGATGGAATGCATACTCTATTGCAATTCAGAAATATATCCATGGTCGAACATCAGCAAAAAAGATAATATGTTTCTTAGAAAAGAAATATTTAGCACAATTAAGTTCTTTAAATATTCTATTAAATTAATATAATTATGACAAACAAAGAAGAAAAAACAGAAGCAGAATCAATCTCTAAACCAAAAAAAGAATTGATTGCAAAAAAAGATCACGTTATTGTTCAAAATGATTTTAAACTTGTAATCACAAAGGGAAAACCTATTAAAAATCTTCCTCAAAAATATATCGAAACTTTAAAAACTGAACAAGTAATATAAACCTAAATTTAAAATAAAAATGGCTAAAGATTTTGTTTTCGGCGTTCATAGCGTTACCCCTTACGACTTAGCAAATGGTCTTCCTTTATCATCAAAACCCTTTGATGTTGTGGGAACGTTTAGCGTGTCTTCTTCTCAAGAAATAGTAGAAAATTTTGGAGGTTCAAATTTTGATGCTTTTGATATTGAAAGTGGGGCAAGAACTTTTGAAGGTTCAATGCTTTTAAGAAGCTTACCAAACGCTTTAATTGAAATTGCGACAGGTTCTAAACCTACAGAAAATGCGGCCGAATCTGCCGGTTCAGTCACTGCTTTAAGAAATGTTTTAAACACTTCTGTGTTGGATGCTACAACTGGTATTGATAGCGTTGCTCTAAAAAGTGGTTCAACTATTGATATACCTTTTGCCACCTATACCGTTGAGGCCGTGTCGGCGACTACCGTTGACGTATTTGTTCATAGTGATGTTGATTTTGCTCAAGGAACTGATAAAACATTTAAGGCAGGAACTCATAAAATTAATTCATCACCTTTGACAATTACCACAGGGGGATCCTTAACAGAGATTACAGATTTCGGAATTGACCTTGTAGGCGGTAGCGGAACAATAGGCATGACTATTGGTGATACTGCTGTTTTCGAGTCAAGACCTGCTAATTTATCCTCAAGAATCGTTACAATCGGATCACCTTTAGCAGCACCGAAGAAAATTGGTTTAATTGCTCTTGCTCAAAGAAAATCTGATGGCGTAATGCACAAAATAAATATATTTAAAACTTTAGCTGGTGGTTTACCGCTGGTTTTAACTGAGAAAGCTTATTTTGAAGGTGAAATCACATTTAAAGCTATGAGAGCTATTAATATATTTGATGGTAACGAAGGACTTTTTCAAATTGAAAGCGTAGAATCTGAAAGTGCTTGCTAATTAATATATGAAAAAAGCAACATTACAAGAATTCTTAACTCCCAAAAAAACCCTTGTTTTAACAAATGTCAACGGCAAAAAAACTAAAACCTATCAATTGGGTCATTACAGTTTATCTTTTCATCAATTCCTTTATCATGAATTTGCTACTGATAAAGAACTAGACGGCTCTAAGATATTTATAGACCGTTTAACGAATAACGATCCTACAGCAACATTAAGGGCGATTTATTGGCTTATAGAAGATAAGGCAGATTTTCCTATTTTTGAAGATTTTACAAAATTATTAGATAGCTATAAATCACCAATGCACGAAATGCAGTTACTATTAACTGCTATTTTTAAAGACTCATTACCCAATTCTTATAAAAAAAAAGCAGCCTTCTTTCTTCTAAAGGTGACACTATTGATGATATGGACTGGTATAATATATATGATCTCATAGCCTCTCGCTATTCATATACTATTGAACAATTCTCAAAACTCACATTTAAACAAATAAATCACTTAACAAAAACAATTTCTAAATCTATTGTTGAAGATAGAAAATATGAGGCTGCTCTTCATGACAAAAAAATAAAAGATACTTTTGATTTTGAAGATTTTGAAATTGATAAGAAGCAACGAGAAGTTTTTAATAAAGTCGCACAAAAAACCTTTGAAAAATGGCCAAAGATAAAAACTTAACAATAAATATAAATGCTGAAACGCAGAATCTTGAAAAAGGTCTTAGCAAGGCTCAGAAACAGACTAAGAAACTACAAAAGAATTTAGCAAGTTTAACCAAAAAATCAGCTATTGGCTTTGCTGCCGTTACTGCTGCCGTTACTGCGACTACTTTATCATTTTCAAAATTCCAAAAAGATTTTACACAAGTTGTTACCCTCCTTGATAAATCAAGTTTTGCTACAAAGTCTTTAGAGGAAGGAATCAGAGGATTAGAAAAAGGCGTTTTAGATTTACGGGCTGCTAGTGGGGAATCTTTTGAAGATTTAAACAAAGGTTTATTTGATCTAATATCGGCAGGAATACCGGCAGAGGAAGCAATTAATGCTTTAGCTGTAGCTACAGATTTAGCGGCGGCAGGTGGTACTAACGTTGCAATTGCAGTTGACGCAGTCACCACCTCAATAAATGCTTTTGGATTAGAAGCTTCCGAAGCTGAAAGAGTATCACAATTATTTTTCTTAGCGCAAAAAAATGGAAAAACCACAGTTGAAGAGTTAGCGAATAATTTGGGTGTTGCTGCCTCTTCTGCTAATTCTTACGGCGTATCTTTGGAAGAAGTCCTGGCAGCTACAGCCGCCGTCACATTAGCAGGCAAATCAACATCTGCAAGCCTCACCGGATTAAATCAAGTTTTTGCTAATATTGCCAAGCCTACAAAGGATGCGACCGATGAGGCTTTAAGATTGGGAATTCAGTTTGATACCACAGCCTTAAGAGCTAAAGGCTTAGAAGGCTTTTTAAATGATATAGTAAATGCAGAAGGATTCACTACTGCTTCGATTGAAAAGTTATTCGGTTCGGTTGAGGCTATGGGCGTTGCCTTTGCTTTGACAGGTGAACAAAACAAAGCATTTACTGAAACTTTAAGACAATTACAAGATGAGGCTGCATTAGCAGAAACCTTTAATAATGCTCTTGCCGAGGCCAATTCTACAGTTGACAAAGCTTTATCAAAATTGGGCGGTTCTTTACAGGCCGTAAATGTGGCATTAGGGAAAGAATTTGCCCCTTTAATAATCGCAGTTTCGGATAGTTTAACCAAATTTGCAAAATTTATCTTAAATGCCGATTCCGGTATATTAAAAACTACTAAAAATATTATTTTATTTGTTGGTGCCGTGACTGGTTTAACCGCTGCCTTGGGGGCGGTGGGTTTAGCTTTGATAGCTGTTAGGAATGGAGTAATAGCATTGTCAGCGACTTTTGGCGTTGCAGCAACCGCCGCTAAAGTATTCTGGGTTGCTGTTTCCGGCCCAATAGGAAGAATAATTACTGCTGTTACTGTTTTGGGGGGTGCCTTTGTAGCCTTAAAAAATGTTTTTGCCGATGATAAACCGGCAGAAGAGCTTAAAAAAGTGGGTGACGAAATAGAAAAAATAACAGAAAAAGAAAAGGAGTTACAAGCTGTTACTGCGCAAGGTAACGAACAAGAAAAAGTTATATCACAAGAAAAAATAAACAATCTTAAAGAAGAAGCAAAACAAGTAGAAGAGGCGATAAATCAAAAAGCTAAGGAAACTGATTTAAAAATTCAAGAAGCACAAAGGGAGGCGGATGTTTTAAAACAAATTAGAGAGGGGGCAACTGATGAAGAAATTCAAGCAATAAGAGATAAAAACACATTACTGGCAGAAGAAGACAGAATAAAATTAGAAAATGAGTTATTAAATGCTGAGTTAAAAACCATAGGAGCAAATGAAGAAAGACAAAAACAGATTGAAAATGATTTAGAACTTAATGAGGTAGAATTAGAGAATATTGCAGCACACAGGGAAATATTAAACGAAGAAGCAGAAGAAAACAGACAAGCGGAGCTTGAAGCTGATGACTTAATCAGAACTATTGAAGAGGAACAACAAGTTGAATTTAATGAGATAGAATTAGAATTATTAAGAGGGCAGATTTTAGGTAAAAAGCAAATAACTGATAAATTCCTTTTAGACAGGCTAGCGCAACAATCAAAAACTGATAAGCGGTTTTTAGATATGCAGCGTAAGTTTGGTACTACTTTTGCTAAGGTCGATAAAGCTTTTAATAATGACAAATTAGATGAAAAAAGGAAAACTTCCGGAGATTTGGCAAAGCTGGCCACTAGTGAAAATAAGACTTTGGCAGCTATTGGTAAAGCAGCAGCATTAATTAATATTGGTATTGATACAGCAAGGGGAGCTATAGCTGCCTATGCTTCCTTGTCTCCAATTCCTATTGTCGGTCCGGCTTTAGGTGCTGCAGCTGCTGCTGCCTTAATAGCCTTTGGTTTAGAACAGGCAGCAAAAGTCACAGCAAGCGGAGCTGTGCACGGTGGTTTAGTAACTGGGGGACAAACAGGAGTAGACGACCAGCCATTTTTGTTATCAAGAGGCGAATCGGTAATACCAGCGGATATAACACCAACATTATTTGACACCTTTAAACAATTAAGAGATATTAGAGAAAACGGCGGATTATTAAATACAATAGCTCAGCCGCAAATTCAAACCAATATAGTTAATGAAGCTCAATCTTTTGTAAGAGATTTTGAAGAAGGAGAGCCGCAAGAAATTAATGTAGTCATTGACCTTGAAGATGATGCAACCGATCTTATAACTGCGCGTCAGCGTGAAAATAGCGAATTATCAATCGGAGTAATTTAAATTATGCCAATTAGTGAGGTTTATAATTGTGATAATATGGATTTGATGGCTAAATATCCTAATAATTATTTTGAGTTGGCTATTGTTGATCCGCCTTATGGGATAGATGTTAATCATAATATGGGGAGAAGAAAGGGTGACAAATCATCAAACTATAAAAAAGTAAAATGGGATAGTGAACCTCCTAAAAAAGAATATTTTGATGAACTTTTTAGAATTAGTAAGAATCAAATTATCTGGGGAGCTAATCATTTTATTAGCTTAATGCCTATTCAGAATAGTTGCTGTTGGTTTATATGGGATAAAAAATTTAGTGAAGATGTAAGTTTCGCTCAATTTGAAATGGCTTGGACTTCTTTTAAAACTACTTGTAAGAAGTTTGATAAGTCTCCTAATCAACTTGATAGAATACACCCCACGCAAAAACCCGTAAGACTTTACGAATGGCTATTAGCTAACTATGCCAAGGAAGCCGACAAGATATTAGATACTCACTTGGGAAGCGGAAGCTCAAGAATAGCAGCCTATAATCTAAACTTTGATTTTGTAGGTTGCGAATTAGACAAAGACTACTATACTCAAGCAGAACATCGTTATCAAGAACATATTAAACAAATGAGATTATTTTAGCATGCCAATAACAGGAGGAGTTAAATTTTTTAAAAAAAGCAAAGCATTATTTGCTTTAGGAGCAACAGCAACGGCAACTAGTAATACCGATGCTGCCAAAAATGTATTATCAAGTAATAAGTTTGTTATTTGGCAATCGTTAGGCTCTGATGACGCCACGACTGAAACTATAGTGATTACTTTTCCGGCCACCGCTGATATTGACCGTATATTTTTAATATCTATGAATTGGAAAGAGTTTACTGTTAAATATGATGTTACTGGAACTCCTACAGATTTTACTAGTGTCGTGGGTTTAAATGGTTCGCAATCTAATATATCAGAAACAGTCTATGTCCGTGATACTGCTTATTATGAGTTTGATAAGGTTAGTACAACTAAAATTACGATTACGGCAACTAAAACGCAAATTGTCGATGCTGAGAAAAAGCTTGAGAGATTCTATGCAACGGAAGAGATAGGAACATTTACAGGATTCCCAGAAATTTCAAAAGAAGAATTAAATCAAAATATTAATAAACAAAGAGTGTTGTCCGGCAATACAAATTTTCAGAAAAGAATAGAAACTTTCAAAGCCACAATTAGTTTTAAAAATTATACTGCTATTCAAAATGATTATGATATTTTATTAGATTTAGAAAGAAGGCCGGAGAGTTTTTTAATTTGGTTATGCGGTGGTAAATTTGGGACTAATTTTTCTATAACAAGAGAAAACTGGTTTTTAAAAAATGTTTACAATGTACAAACCGCCGGAAAACTAAACGCTAAATGGAATAATAATATCTATATTGCCGGCTTTAGTGCTAAGTTAAATCTTGAACAAGCAACAGAAGAAAGATAAATGGCACAATCAGCATTACAATACAAGGTATTAATTACACCTCTTGAGAGTAAAAATGTTTATGGCACTGAAATAGACGTAACCGCAGATCTTGACGTTTCCGAACTCGTAACCGAAAAAGGAATCGGCAAAATCAAGAATCAAATCGACAATGGAGATTATGAGTTTGGTATTTTTACCTTTTCAGATATTACTTTAAATATGATAAATTATGAGGGAAAATTTAATGATGAATTCAGTACATATTCCATTTTTAAATTTAAACGAGATTTAGCAAAAGTAAAAATCCAATTTATAGATACTGCCGGAAATATTCTAATAAATTTTGAAGGAATTATAAACGATGAGGCAACCCGTCAAGATAATGTCAAAGGAATTGTCAAATTTAAAGTTCTTTCCTTTTCTTCAATATTTAGAAAAGTTAAAGTTGCCGCAGGTGTAATAATAAGCGGAGTTAGTTTCTCAAGTGCTATAAAAACCATTTTAAATGAT